CGTTCAATGGAGCCATATTTACCAACTAAGTGACGATATAACTCGGGGTAACGTTGTTCGGTAACTTGGGTGGCAATCTCATCAAAGGCAATCCAGCCGTTAGGAATGTTATCCACGGCAAAATAAGCCGTCATCCCCACATCACTACGGGTTAAATCAGGAAGTTGGTTGCTGTCGCCCAAAGTGCGGTATAAATCGGGAAAGGTTTGTTGGTTAAATGTCGTGCCATCAGCACGTAAAAAACCAACGGGATTGGTTACCGCACGAGGGAATGACACCACCGCACCAATAGGCACGCCGTCGCCGCCTGTCTCTTTCCATTCTGACCAATTTGAGCCATTAAAAAAGCGTGTTTTGATTTTGTTATCATTTGCTTTACGTGCAATTTGACGCACCGCATTTGTTGCCCCACCGCTCACTACTTCAATATGCCATGCCCCATTTTCGGGTAAATTTTGACCGCTTGCTAAGTAATAATTGCCATCGGTTTTATAGCCATTGGCATCGCCCTGCCCTTGTTCTACTTTAAAATTCCCAATACCATAGCCTGCAAGTGTATTAGGCTTGCCTTCAATATCCGTATTAAATTGGGGTTTTGCCCCAGCGTGGTAGATTTTTTGGCGTTTGTAGGTTAAATCGCCGTTAGCGTGCATACGAAGCGTGCCAATCTCTCGGTTGCTTGATTTATATTCGAACCAGCAATCGCCATTGTTTGCCCCGATATTTAAATAGTCTCCGCGTGAAGCATAATGCTGGCTGTCTGAAATACGGATATTTCTTTTTGCCACAATACGATTTTCAAAGGATTTCTCGCCATTAATGCTTTCGTTACCATTTAAACCAACCTTTCCATCTGCGGTAGTTTTGGCTTCTACTGCTTTGTCATAGGCGGTTTTGGCTGCTTTACTTGTCGCTACGTTATCTTCGCTTTCGCTATTTACTGCAGAGGATTTTTTGCTGTTTTGGATGTAATTTTGCGAGACATTTAACTTTAATTGTGCAGTTTGTTGAGCAAGTTTTTTCCCTGCTTTTGCAGTGAGTGCAAGAGATTCACTTTCAAGCCCCGTGTCATTGGTAAGTTGGACTATGCCTTGTTGTTGCAAGGTTGCTTTAGCGATTTCGTGAGTGTGACCTTGCTCATCAACAAAATTCACTGTGTCTGCCGTTAGACTTTTCGGATGACTATAGCCTTTTGATAATGCCAAAATCGCATCACGCAATGAATTAACATTTTCTTCTGTTGGCTCGATATTGGCTTTTTCCAACACGGCTTTTAATTGATTAAACAACCACTGGTCTTTTTTGTCGTTCATTTGTTGAACATAGTTAAAGTCTTGCACTGTTGGCGTATCATCGCCTAAATGTGCCCAGCCTGCTTCATAATTAGTTTGAGAGAAGTCGGTTAAATCGCCGTTTTTCGCCCAAGTAATTCTTTTGAATAAATCGATTAGTTTTAACTTCATTTGTTATCCTTATGCGTTTATAAATTCTACCGTTACCTTTACACCTGCTGCCGTGGGAATCCACAAAACCGGCTCTTGTTCTACTGCATCTAATCTATTTTTTGCCATTCGTGTAATCGCTATATGCACATCCGCATCCTGTCCTTCTGTGATTGAAACACGCTCTGCTAAAAATATAGCCCTACAGGCTTCGATTACATCATCAAGGGTGCCATGTGAATGATTGGCGATAACTTTCCATTTAATTAATCGTCGATAATGCTCATCGAGCATATAATTAAAATCTCTAGAATTAGTTTGCGTGGCTAAATCACGAATAGGGGCTCGACTAAAGGGTTTTGCCTTTGATTGACCAGAAAAACCGAAATACCAATCGCCATTTACTCTAGCGAAAGGGCGTGGCATACCGACAATATCGCCTACGCCATCAAGTTGTTTTCCTATAGCGGTATCAATATGCCTTTCTGTAAGCATTTGCTTTAAGGTTGCTTGAATTTCGTGATGCGGTAAAAGAAGAAGTGATAAAAATGCGTTTAAGTTAGGCGAGTAATTAAATTGAGAAAGTAATCGCTCTCGCCCTAACTGCTTAAAATCATCATTAAGTGCGGTTAAAATATCTTTCATATTTTCTCCTAACTCATCACAATGATAGACGGATCGAAAATCGCTTCTTCATCATGTGCGATGGTAATATTCTGTTCTTGGTATCTTGGCTCTGGATCGGTAATATTATTCGTTTTACCTATCTGAACGGTAACTTTTCCCACGCCTTGAACCGCAATGCAAGCAGCAATAAGGCGTTGATGAATTACATCTGCTCCCACGCCAAGTGATTTACCATATTTCAAGATATTGTTGAGTGCACTTACAATGTAACCAGCTCTCGCAATTTCATCTTCATCAACAAAGGTTTCAATGGTAACTTTTAACCAAATGTAACATTTAGTCGGACGACTAAATTTAATCAAGTGCGGTTGGTTTTGACTGTCTCGCACAGTAACTTCGGTTTGCCCGTGTGTGCCAATACCCAAAGGCTTAAATTTTAATAATGTCGATGCGATATCCGTATCTAAACCACCTTTGACTACCGCATACAGTGAACGCTTAGGAATACCATTAATCGTCTGATCTGCATCGTTTTCATAAATTCTCAATGAATGAACGCCCGCCACCTTGCTTAAATTGGCATAAAGTGAATCAATTGTACCGGCTCCATTTTGCCAAACACCACGATGATAACGTTGATATAATTCAATATCACTTTCTTCTAAACGACCGGATGCACCTTCAACAACATTGTTCACTTCAACAACGCCATCAATCATATTTACCAGTTCAATCATTTGCCCAATATCGGCTTTATCTTCACTAGGGCTTTCAGTGGAAAGCATACAACGCACGCCTAAGCGAGAAAGCGTAAGATTTTGGCTAACGGAGATAGAAAAGTGCGGTATAGATTGTGCCGAAATCTCAATAATTACATTATCATTACTCACATCGGCATAACTTATCGCTTTTAATTGATTGGCTAAACCTTGAATAATACTCGCACTTGATGAACGCATTGCTGTAAAACGATACGTCACACCATTAACTACGACGGAAAATACATCGCCCGTATTAATGGTATTTGAATTTAGCTCAATCCGTGCATAAGCGGCTTGATTTGAATCAATGCGTGCGTCTTCATCTGAATAATATAAAACCTGTGTTCCTGCATTGCGTACTGCAGTATATTGGGGGATTTCAACGCCTGCATTGCCGTAAAAAATCACTGGCACCGTTGAATGTTCTGCTTGTAAACGAGTGACTCCTGTAAAAGAAACGGCTCGATCTAAATTTGCTCCGGTTGCGCTAATCGGATACATTGCACTATAAACGCTTTCAATAAGCTCCCATAAGGCGGCAAAGCGTTCTGATTCAATGTTTAACATCATTCCCATCACAGTTTCAGGTGACAAATCAATATCTTCCCCAAACATTTTCTTCGCATTTTCATAAAGCTCTTTTAACTGCTCTGGCATACGCTTACGTACAAAGCCACTACGCGTTAATCCATAATTAGCCATTTCGTTTTATACTCACTTTGTCTTTTACTACACCTTCGTTGGTTCGTGCTGAAAATTGCACCGCCAACACCCGATCTTTTAGATGAAATTCAAGAGATAAACGCTCTACCGCTAGAACCCCTTTCACACCCATAATCTTTTTGCGAAAAATGGATTGAATACGTGCGTTATCAGGATTCTTTGTCAAAATTTCATCAAAATAAGGCAGTCCAATTGTTGTATCTAAAAACCACTCTCCTAAAAACGTTAAAAGCACAACCTTAATCTGTTGTGCTTTTTGATTGATGCCATCTACAAGTACTAGTTTACGATCTTTTATCATCAAATCGTGTTGTCCACTCAATTTTAAATCGATCATAATGGTTTCCCTGTTGTACCACCGCTATCGCCTTTGTGCTTGTGACTTTGTAATGACACACCATCTGCCATAACATCGCCAGTTGTCGTTAAAGAACCACTAACGGATACACTGCCACTGTTACCTGCCGTTGAAATACCGCCATTTACGATTACATTGCCGTTAAAGGTGCTGGTTGTCGCAGTCACAGTAAAATTATCCGTTGTTACCCTTACATCAGGCGAATTGATCGTAATATTGCCATTTGGTGCGATTTTAATTTTACCGCTACCGTATTTAATACAAAGGTTCTCAACATCGGCATTTGGAGAGCGACTATTACCGCCCATTACACAAAAAGCATCGGATAAATCAAACATTCGCGGATCATCTGGCGCATCATTGCTTCCACTTAACCAATTTTCTAGAGATCGCTGCGAAAAAATCAGCAAGCAACCGTCTCCCACTTTCACTGGTAATGTCACTTGTGCTACCGCACCGTTAATATCTGCCATAGGGAACATTACCGGCACGTTTACAATCTGCGGTGCATTTAATACTTCGCCATTGGCTAACCGCTTAGGAATAGAGGGTTGTACCGTTGCTCGCACCGTTTCCGCATCATAACTAACAATTTTTCCAGGTAATGACACATTAATTTCAGAAAGTGCGGTTAAAATATCCGTCATTTTTAATCGTCCTTTTTCTTACGTTTTTTACGATGTTTACTTTGCGTTTCCATCTGCGTTTTAGTCGGTGCGTTTAGATCTACTAAATGTAGTTCGCTTTGCCAATCACTAGAATGACTATCCCCCGAATGCTTGATTTTTTCCACGCGGAACCAATTTGTCACCGTCACACTTTCCAGCTTGATTTTGTCACAAGGGTTTACCATAGGCAGTAACAGGCTTTTTACATTCCAACCGTCCCTCGCTTGCCGATCAAAGGCAAATTTCTCATCTTGCTTTTTATTTGGCGTATCCTGCTTCTTACTGCGTGCTGCTTCACGTGTGCGTTCAGGAAAACCGATTAGCCCGCTATCTTTTGCCAACACATAACCCGATCGCTTTGTCACGCCATTGCGGTTTACAATCTGCAGTTCGCCATTTTGGATCGACCACTCAAGCCCCGTTCCTGCAACGACTTTGTCTAACGCTTTACGTGCGGCACCGTAAAAACTAAAACCATTTGCCCAAGTGCGTGATTTCAAATTATCTGCACCAACTACGGTTACGCCCATTTTTGCAGCAATATCATTAGTAATTTGCGTAGAACTCACGCCACCAACATAACCTAATGAAACCGCCGTGTCGCGAATTTCTACCAAGCCATCTAAAACATAAAGCTCCGTTACCCAATCTGCGCCTTGATGATAAGAATACGCCGTGGCAATATCCCCCGAGCATAACAAAACATTACCTTCCTGCTCATATCCTGCATACAACACACATCGCATATCTGGCTGCTCAATAGTTTTTCGTGTAGTGGATGCAAGGTTATAGATTTTGATGGTATTTTCGTTCGGCTCGGCTTCACAATCTTTTTCAATATCGAACTTAATACGCATTGGCGGCTCAATCACAATGGCATCTTTTTGCCCTTTCTTGCCAATCATCAATTTATAACTACGTAAAAAGCGATAACTCATTCATCCACTCCGATATAAATCAACACCGCCTTGCCATTGATAAAATCATCACGCCCAATCGTTTGTAAATTATCATCACGCACCGCAATCAATTCTCCAAGTGGTAATTCATCACGACGCACTGGTGCAATTAAAGGACGATTCGGCAAAATCACAATGCTTGAGACCAGTTCATCGTTATAAGCATTTTCAATAGTGAGCGACCAAAATCCGATTGTGTCGTTCCAAGAAAAGTGTAAAAAAAAGACTTCATCATCAAGATTTACTTCGGTAATAAAATCGTTTTTATTTGCAAGGTTTATTGTGATCATTCTTTTTTACCACTCCATTCGCCTAACTTTGTGATTTTTTGTGCCTGCGTATTTGTCGGCTTGCCAGTTTGTGCTTTGCCGGTTTTTGCTTTCGTCTGTCCCGCTTTGCCTTTTGCGTTTGGCGCGGCTTTCTCTGGTGGCACCTCTTCCTTGCGTAACGTCACTTTTTGAATTTTTCGAAATTCCGCACTAATATTTAACCGCTCGCCGTCATCACTGTTACGCTCAATCTCAAGGCTTTCAATAGCAAAATCTTCATACACATCAAGACCAGTGACAATCGTCACTAATTCTCGCTTAGCGTGTAATTCTCGCAACGTCTCTTTTGCTGCAATCAATTTATATTTCCCTAAGCCAACATTAAACAATGTTCCTGTGCCAGTAATCACGCCACTAAGGCTTAACCGCTCACTTTCCCGTGTAATGTGATCAGAAATTACCGTACCGTCTTCAATGGGATATTCCGTGATTTGGCTAGAAAGTGATGTGTTTTCGGTTAAAAGTGCGTCCAATTCCAATACGCCAATTGTCGTACGCTTGCCCGAAAGGGCTGAAAATAAAAGGTTTACTATGCTCATAATTTACTTTTTTCTCTTTACAACGCCCGAGAATTTCATTAGGATTAGTTCAAGGTCTCAAAAGCCTTTATCAGATACGGTTTTCACCCCGTTAGTGTGATTTTTTTGTATCCAAATTTTAGTGAGTTAAACCACCATTATTTAATTCATTAGAAGTGCGGAGCAAAAATTAACAATTTATTCAATGATCGACAGTGCGACTAATACAATACCGCAAGGGAATACGTCCGCTGGATTATCTGACCAGTTTTGAGCTGTCGATCGCCCTAACCTAAAATTAGGGGTTCCATCAAAAGGAAAATCAGATATGTCAAACTTAACCATTCTTAACAATTCTATTCGTTCATACGAAAATCTTTTCTCTTTAAACGATTTACACGTTGCTAGCGGTCGAAAAGAGAAACACCGCCCAAATCAATTTATCCGCTTAGAAACCACTCAAGAATTAATTAAAGAAATTCAAGACGAAGATCTAAATGCGCAGATCTGCGCATTTAAAACTATTCGCGGCACTAAAGGCGGCACTTACGCTTGCGAAGAATTAGTGCTTTCCTATGCCATGTGGATTAGCCCAAAATTTCACTTAATAGTCTTGCGCGCGTTTTTGGCTATGCACCGCAACGAGCCAGAACAACTTACACTACCGCTTGTCAGTGATGAACTTAAACAGGCAATGGCAAAAATGGTAACTTACGCATCGCAATATGCCAACTTCCAACAAGCCATTACAAGCGCACAACTGGAAGAGCAAAAACGCCTTGTAGAGTTCTTTTTTTCCAGCATTCCAAATGGAGATAGCTATCTGTTTGTGTTCAACAAAAACATTCAGCAAGATATACAACAGGCAAGCGATTTACTGCATAAGCTAATCACACAATAATAGAAAACCCCGAAATGCTTTAACGTTTCGGGGTTTTGTTTTTTTAAAGTACGGTTAAAATCAACCGCACTTTTTTACCCAGCATATTCAATCGCCCCCATTCCAAACGATGTAGATGAACCACGGCTTAATTTATCTGATACCGCATTAGCCACACCGCTAGGATTAGCGGAACCTTGAATATTGAAGTTATTGGTTTGCGTCATATTCTGATTAGGTGCAAAAATAGGACGACCGCCATAGCCTAACCGCTGTGGCGATACGTGGCCGCTTACTGGTGTAGTTAAGGCTTCGCCGCTCAGCTTAACTTCTGCTTTCGCACCGTCAGAAAACAAATCTCTAATCCAGCTCGGAATAAGTGAATTAAACCAACCCACCACGGTATCGATAGATTTTTGCCACGCATTTTTAAACATCGTCGTCACGCCATTCCATTTTTCGGCAGCATCTTTCTTTACATTATCCCAGCTTTCCGCTGCTTTATTTGTGATGCTATCCCACATCTCGCTTGCACCAGTGATGATACTTTGCCAAATCTCCGCCGCTTTTGTGGAAATGGCTTCCCACGCAGCAATGGCAAAGGCTTTCACTTCATCCCAATACACAACAAGCAAGATAACCAAGCCAATTACCGCACTAATCGCAAGCAAAATTGGGTTACTTGCTACCGCCATAAACATCGCGCGACCGATCGTAAAAATACCTTTTACCACTGTGCCAACGACAGATTTAAATATCACGCCAAATTTGACCGCCCCACGTTTCAAAAGCGAGAATGCGCCACTGCCGACACGGGAAAATAATTTAAAATGTTTTTGCGCCCAGATAAATGGAGATGCAATCCCTTTCGCTACCTTAATAAAAGGTTTGGCTACAAACATTACGGATCTAAATCCACCTTTCAACAATCCGAAAAATGCACGGAATGGGGAAAATAACGCCCATACAGCGGAGAGAATACCGCCCAGCACCATTAGCCCAACAGAATAAAGCGGTAGGAATTTCAAGCTTAATCCATCAATCATATCGCCCGCACTAGACCAAGCACCGGCATAATCCCCATTAATTAATGCGCGAATAATCCGCACCATACCGCTTACCGTATTAATGAGATTTCTCACGGCGGCAATAATATATTCTAAAACGTCAGTAGCAAAAGCCTGCCAAGAGTCAAAATTAATCTCAACGCCCGCCATTCGGCTTAAATCTTTTAATAAACCACGAACATTGATCCAGAGCTTATCCGCCAGTTTACCTAGCGCGGCGAATTTATCCGCCCAAACTTCATAGCGTCCAACTAATGCCCCAGTAAAGGATAAATCTCCCTGCGTCCAACCATAAATGTCTTCTAACACTAAGGCAACGACACCCGCCGCCGCAGCCATCGCTAAGTAAGGTGCCACCGCACGTGCGCCCATCATTAACAATTGACGCAAGCTCTTTTTCGCCGCTGCCAGCGCAAACATCAGCTTACCACCGATTACCGTACCAGCTAAAAAGCCCACTAAACGAATGTTTTCTGTCACCCATTCAGCAGCATTATAGAAAGCCGCGCCGAGTTTAGAGACTTTATTGACCGCCACATCAATCAATTGACCGGCTTTATTTTTCAGAATCGTCATACCGCGCCCAAAAGTTTTCGGCATCTGATCAAATTCTTTTTGGATTTTATCCGCTTGTTTTAGCAGACCTTGTGCGAGTTCTTTTGATGTGAGCTTACCTTCTTTACCTAGATCTTTTAATTGCCCAATCGGCACGCCAAAACTATCAGCAATGGCATTCGCTAAACGTGGGGCTTGTTCAATAATTGAGTTCAGCTCATCGCCACGTAATGCACCCGAGCCTAAGGCTTGACCAAGCTGCATCAAGGCGGCTTGCTGCGCCCCCTGATCGCCGCCGCCAATCGTCATCGTTTGCCCAATGATTTCCGTTAAATTTAACGTATCATCAAGACTTAACCCCAAATCCCCCGCACTTCGATTCACTTTTGAGAATAAATCTGCACTGGCGAGATAGTCTTGTCCGGAACGTTGTGAAAGGTCGAAAATCTGACTCAATGCATATTTATGTTCTTCAGCGGATTTTGTCGCTAATTTCACACGACTATCCACCGCAGCCCATTCATCGGCAATTTTGATCGCACTACCACCGGCAACCATCGCAAAATAACCACCAACAAGGTTACGTAGAGAAAGCATTTGATTTTTAGCGTCTTTCAGATTATTACCGACCTCTTTCACGCTCACGGCAGCCCCTGAGAATTTAGCGCGTAATCCATCGACTGCATTATTCAGGTTGCTACGAATGCCTTTTGCCGCCTGTTGAGTTTGAACAACATAAGCCTTTAAACCGGAATTATCGACTTTATAACGCAATAACGTTACCAGCTCACGTATAGCATTCATCGGTTTTTCTCCATTTGTTTTGCTTCCATCGCATCTACCGCATCTAGTAAGCGATTAATCTTCAAAAGCTCGCCCATATCCGTCAATCCTGCCGTATTAAGCTCTGTTAGTGTAACTTTACCGGCTAAAAAAGGACGCCAAGCGATCATCTCACTTAGCGTCTGTTCGCTGTATTTACCAACGCTTACGCTTTCTTCACAAGCTCTTGCACCGACCCAAGACGGGCAAGAAATTTCGTAAAAAAACTGCTGAAATTAAGTTGTAAGATGAAAATTACCAACTCAATAAGCTCCGACATATCATCAAACACCAAATCAAAATCAGTTTTGCTAAGTTTTTTATCTGTCCCATTGTTGAAATCATCACGCTGCACCGTCACTAGTTCAGGTTTGATTAGCATATCAGCTAGTTTAACTAACTCTTGGCCGCTTAATTGCTGGCTTAAATCTTGTAAACCTTGTGCAAAATTCGCCGCACTTTTCTGTGCTAATTCGGCTAACTGAGCTGACGTTGCATCTTTCGGTTTTTCATCGCTAAATCCGATTACTTTCGCCAGTGACGGTACAAGGGTTTTCTGCAAATCGCCAAAAATGCGTAACTGATCCATTACCGAAAACTTTTGCACAAAAAAAGTGCTTTCGCCAATTTGAATTTCACTGCGTGCCATCAGTCATTTCCCCCTACAAATAATTTACCGTCCGCAGTTTCAAGCGTCCACTCGCGAGAACCCACTTCTTTTCCAAGCTCAAGTTTCGCCGATTTAACCACCCACGCCGTGCTTGCAGCGAATAATGAGCGACCACGCAAGTCTTTTACCGCAATTGGAAAGGTTGCGTTTTTACTCACTTTATCCGCTGCATAGAGTTCACTTAACACATCATTGGTATCACTGGTTTGTAATAACGTTAATGTGACTTTTTTACGTGGATCGGCACTGGTTGCACGTGCTACTTCGCCATCTGCACCAGCAACAGATGATACGCCGTCAGACATTTCTTCAATATCAATAAAGGTTCCATCTGCAAAGCCAGAAACAATAACCGCCCCGATCACAATACTTACTTCATCGGGCGCATAAGTTGCTAAAGCCATAAAATTCTCCTAAAAAATGACCGCACTTTAGCGGTCTGTTAATGATTAAAGACTGTAAGCCAGATTGCCCTTGATTTCTGTTAAGTGAATAGCACCGGCTAAACGTGCCGAGAATTTCACATCTTGCAATAAACGCTTACCTTTATTGTTATTCGATACCTTTGCCGCCAGTGGAAGGGAAATCACATAACTTGGAATTTCCTTGTTATTATCATCCAATTCTGTCGGCGCAATACCGCCACGTGCTACACCTAAATCTAACGCCTGACGCACTGCTGCACCAATTAATTGAATACCTTTATCGGTGTAAGGCACTTTGCCGTAAGCATTGATTAAGACGGATGTCACATTAATTTGTACTTCCTGCACCAACCAATCACGGAAACGGATAATATCGATCCATTCCCCAGCTGCGACTTTGCCGCCTTGCGTTACCGCAAAGCTATCGTTAAATTTCTCAAATGTCGTTGCGTTTTTCTTCGAGCAAGCTAAGTATTCGCCTTCCATTAACGGCGAATAAGATACGCCAGCAAGTTTTTTCAAGTTCCACGTTTCTGACCCCGGATAGAATGTGAAGGAATAGCTCATTAAGGCAATTTCTGGGTATTCTTCCGTTGCTTTATGGGAATACATTACCGCCGAGCGGTAATATTGTTTCGCTTCAAGTTTGCTCGCAATATCGGTTTTCTCCGCCGATTGTGGCAATTTTTCATCAGCAGAGGCGGTAACAAATAATTTACCATTGGTTTCTGCCCACGCCGCCGCCAACATCACATCAGCGTCTTCACGCGAGACCAACGCCAAGCCATACCAGCTGTTATTTTCTCGTGCGACCGCAGCAAGCGCATCCGTCACGCTTTCATCTTGTGCTTTACGTCCGATAAATACCTGTGCCACGTGTGACGGCTGCGCAAAGGCGGTAGCCACAGCGATATAAAGCGGATTGTTTGATTTTAAGCCTAAATCCAATAATTCATTTGGATCGGTGACTACCAGCAAACGTGCTGAATTATTCAGCGTATGTTCGCCTAAAATTAATAAATCACTAAAAGATTTACCGGCGATTGTGGTTGTATTTAAATCAATAGCCACATTTACCAAGCGATCAATTTTCGCCATTTTTATTTACCCCTATTAAATTTTTCTCAGAAGCACGTCCTATATTTGCCGTCACTTCCACTTGTTCAATAATACCCACAATATCCTGCACACTAGCCGCATAACGAATTTCAAGCTCTACCATTGCCCGATCTTCATATTCACGCTGTTCATTTAGAAAGGCTAAATGGGTAATCCGCCCAATGCGAATCAATGCCACGCCATCATTTAACCAACGCTCACGACAAGACTGCATAGATAAGCGCATACAAACATCTCGCAATGCCTGTAAACTGTTTCCACCGAAATAATTCAACTCAAGCACGGCATCGATATGAGTTTTTACCGTCTGATTGCCTTCATCATTTACCGCCGAATAATGAAAATGTTCTGGTGTTCTCTCAAACTTCAGTTCATAAGTAAAAAATGGCTTTTCTGGCTCACGCCCATTTTCATAGGCACGAATAAAAGGGCGATCCGATAGATCTCCCAATAAATCATACAAACGCTCAAGCATATTATTTTACCCGTATAGCCACGTAGCGATGATGTGACAACACACCACTGTGATAACTAGCTCGTGAAATCACTTCGTATCGCTCGCCGTCAAATAGCACTACCGCACCATTGTGTGCATTCTCTCCAGCCAGCGTTAGTTTTTGATCGGTGTAAATTTTTACCGCACTTGAAACGCGCCGCCCCTGCATTGATACCACTAGGCGATCCATTTCAGCACCGCTTAACGGCTGAATGGATGCCATTAACGTCTGCTCGATTTCGCCGCCGTTTACCCACTTGCCTTTTACGTACTCTCCGTCAGAACGCACAAGTATTTTATAAGGCTTGCGAAAAGAAGATTGAGAAGAAAATATCTGCATCAGGTTTCCACCTTATAACGAATTGAATTGACTAATTGCGAGGTATCTACGAGCGGTTTACTACTTTTCTTGCGCTTACGCGTAGATGGTGCATTCGGTGTCCAAGGATAAGACGTTAGGGTATTTTTCTGCTTGTCTTGATACCATTGCCCAAGTTTTGAAAGCTCTTGCACCAAATCAGCCCCTTTCGCCACATTCTCGACCACACGCCCTAAGTATTGCGCCACTGCCTGTTGATTATCTTCAAAGGTTTGACGAATAAAAGGACGAGACGGGATATGTGCCGTGCCATATTCATTCCAAATACCAATATCTACCAAGTTTTCGCCTGATTCAGAATGAACGCCTGCATCCGCTTGAACGCCTACTTTTACGCGTGCTTTGCCGATTTTGTTTATCAACTCAAGTTCTTTTTCAAGCCCTTTATTGTTGATTTTTACCTTAACCACGCTAGACACAATGACTCCCTACGGTAATCGCACCAAGGCGTACGCAAATATTGTTTAGCTCGTTATATTTCGCCAAAAAGCGTTCAGCGTTGCCGCCTTTATCGCTCCCTGAAAAATATTCACGTTCTAAATCGCCTTCACGTTCACGCCGTAAACCTGCCGCATTTACCCCGCTTTCAATCGACTGAGCCAACAAATAAGCCGCATACCACGCCACCGCCTCATCTTGCTTGTCATCAGATAAACAGTCTGGACGTTTATTATCAGCCACGCTTAACGCCTTATTTACCATATCTTCAGGCATTTGTTGGCTTAATGGGTAAAAGAGATTAAGTAACGAGTATGCGCTCATTTATTACTCCTGCTTTTTGCCTTTGCCGTCTTTTTTCGTATCTTCCGCTTTCGGCGTTACGTCAATTAATACGCCTCGTTCAATTAAACGATCAAGCCCTACCGCATCATCGGCAATTTCCACCTCTTGATTAGGGGAAATAAACTCGCCGCCAACACGAATTAAACGTGCTTCAATATTACGTACAATCATCGCTAAATCTCCGCTTTGGTTGCCGATAACGGATAACGTAAGAAGACGCCACCCACACGTGCCACACAGTTCACAACAAGCTCCAAATTGCGTTCTTGTGCTGGTAACTGGGTAAAATCTTGCGGCGTTTCAAGAGTTAAGTTATCAAGGGATTTTTCATAACAAATCGCTAAGTTCTTATTCCCTGTACCCGCTTTCTCTAATTCCCATAAACCCTGAATAGTTAAGTTAGGATGTTTACGCTTGAAGAACGTCAATACGTCCACTTTGTCAGCCGTGTTCATATACTTACTGGATAACGTCTGATAATCGGTTAGCGACAACAATAAGTGCGTTGGCTGATGCACACCTTTTGATTGCAACACAACGGTATCGTGTAGATTGTCCAAATCCGCTAGCACCGTATCCGCCGTTGCAGTTTTCCAGCCACCAGTTACCGAGGTTTCTCCTAAATTCGGGTGGTTAATAAAGCCGTTTAAACCAAATTCTTTATCTCCTAACAAGGCAATTTCGTTCATCTTTACTTCCACCGCACGACGCGCCGCACGAGCTTTAGAAGACGGTAAATCCGTTTGATTAGCTGCCGCCGCTTTCAACTCTTGTAGATTGTAGCCATAAGCAGCACCGATGTTTTTCACTTTTACCGCACGTTCTGTCATAGCCACATCCGCACGCGGTAAATCATCGGCATAGTTTGCAATGACTTTAGCCATACCGACCATATCGTAAATGCGCTCAGTCACAGTTTCTGCCCATTCAGGGGCTTCAGAAGAGACTGGGACGAGCGATAAGCCATTCATACCCGGTAATTTTTCTTCATAGATTTTGTTGCGCACAAACTCTAATTGGCGTTGCGTAAACAAGCCCGCATCTTGGTTAAATACACCCGCCGCATTTAAACAAGTATTGATCGCATTCAACTCGAACGCATCTTGACGAAGATCTTTCATTATTTTTCTCCAATAAAAAAGCCCCAAGTTTTCACTTAGGGCATCGTTAAACATTGAATAATTAAGCTAACTCGACTAATGCGAGCTTGCCATATTTACCGCAATCCACTACGGCGGTTTTAAAGGTTGCATTCGGTAATGCTGTGCCAGTTTTTGCCACCTTGCCTGAAGCGGGGTCAAAACTTACCGCACTTCCTGCCGTAATCGCTTCGCTGTCTTTCACTACACACCACGCAACCCCTTTACGCAATACGGAAACCGCATCAAATTTCGCATAACCGCCTACTACAGCATGGGAATGTAACGCAATACCAATGGGCTTAGTGCCACCTAATTTAGCTTGTGTGGCACTCGTCCCTTGCGTAATCACTACGCCGAATGGGATTTCATTTTCTGCTGCAAAGGTTTCGACTAAATCGTAACGGCTGTCGCCTTTCATACCAGCAAAGGCTTTTTGTTGTAATTGATCGTACATAGACATCGTTTTTATGCTCCTATTGGTTACGACTTGCAATCATCGCAGCTCGACCAGTTAATTTCGTTTGGCTATCCTGCGTGAATGTGGGTTGATTTGTCGCTGATGGTGTTAATTGCTGACGCTGCACACCTGCCGCATCCGCTCGTTGTTTGGCATCGCTTACCGCAATATCAAACGCTGCTTCAATATAACCATCGGATTTTTGCGATAAATCCGCATTGTCTTGACGAATTGCCTTAATTACCGCTTCACGCAACGCACGGTCGGTACTATCAGCTTTCACTTCCACCTTATGCGCTTTCGCTACGTTTTCTAATTCAACACGCACCTTGGCTTGACTTACCGCATCTTGTTTAATTTGTTCAACCTGTGCTTCAAGATCTTTCACTTTCGCTTCTGCCGCATCTGCGCGCGCCGCTTCTTTGTCTTTCGCCGTCACAGCATCTTTGGCGTCTTGTTTTAGTTTATTTAATTCAACAATCACTTCGGGTGCGGCTTGATACGTAATGCCGCTATCTAAGCGAATGTCAGAAAGCGTTGTTTGAGTGTTACTCATCGGATTTTCTCCATCTTCGTTAAATTCCACGGCATCTGCCGCATCTAAATTAAGTGCGGCATTGCCTGCACGCCCAACTGTCACAATGGCTAAATGGTTAGGACGAATATTACGCTGGATCACATCATACGGCTCGCCGTCTTCTGTTGTACCGCTCGTCTCGTCAATATCTACCTTATAGCCAACCGACAATTCTTTTTTTCCAAAATCAACGGCTTTCGTATTGTGGATCACAATATCTGCCGTTAAATTTTGCCCATCTTGTTTACCTTCCGTTAAGATAGAACCCACCACCAAATGCGCATTATTTTTCGTCACAAGTCCGTGATGATCTTCTGTAATCGGCAATCCCTTGTAAGCGCGTAAACTATCCGCCTTAAATACTTCATCAGGCGGACGATATTCACGCCGAGTTTTGCCATTAGGAAGCTCATAAACAAACACCCCACTTCTTGTCAGAATAGGGGTGTCATAAATAAAACCGTTATCATCTCGCCGTGCCTGAATGCCACGGCGGTCGTATCGCATTACCATTTTTCTTACTCCGCATAAATCACACCGTTTAGATCTTCAAATTCAGGGAATACCGCCTCCGCATAGCAACGACATAAAATAGGCTCCCCCGGATGTCCGTCATCAGGTGGATTATCCCAATCAAATTGTTTACCCTCACGATCAACGTGGGGCGCCCGCTCACGCTCATCAAGCATACCGCGCCAAATATACGACTTCACGCCGATATTTTGCTGGCGCAACTTCGTCAAATGACCGTTTAACTTGCCAATTTGGTCACGAGCAATTAATGTTGCACGTTTCTCGTTGGTGTTAAGGATAGACTTCACATCATCTACCACGCTTTCCCAACGCCAACCACCGCGCACCGCTTGAGTAAAGCGACTACGCAATTTTTCTAACGTCTGCGTAGGAAGGCTTTTTATTAGGCGGATATTTTCCCATTCCGCAATTTTTAACGCATCATCAAGCCAAGGTTCAGTCGTGAAAACATCGACGCTATAAACTGATTTCAGCACTTTATGAAACTGCTTGCCGTTAAAATTCGCCGTCTGATGAATATAGCCACGCACAAACTGCGTAATTTCTTTTTCATCAACAAAAATCAATACTGCTTGCAATAATTCAATAAGCCAACGTTCAAGCGTATCAGAAAAACTATCTTGTCGAATATTTGCCTGAAAGTGCGGTCGAATTTCAACGAGTTTTTGATTAACCATCGTATTAATGTTTCTCGCCACACCACGTAAATAACCCACATATTCACGCTCAATTGCGTGAGGAAACAACCACACCTTTGGCTTTCTGTTCTTCTTGATACTTTTCAACATCATCGTCATCTACCTGTGGCAATTTGTCCGCTTGAATGCCAAACTCTCCAGCAATCTGTACTCGCAATTCTTCTGTGGATAACGCACCCGAATCAACCAAATTAATTAAGCGATCAAGCTCGATTTTCGCTGCATCCGCATTCGTTTTACGCACATCGGCTATTTCTTTGTCAGTTGGTGTATTAAGCGACGGGAATTTGATTTTCCAGTTCTCAAACGGCTTAATATGCTTTTGAAACATCAATAGCTCAATCAGCTTTTCAAGCACTGGCTTGATTTTATGTTGCTGAATACTTTCGACCAAATCGTAATAGCTTTCAAAATCGCTCTGTCCTGTGGCGTTCATACCTTTAGCTGACTGCCCGAATAAAATCGCCACTGGAATATTCACATCAGCCGAAATCGCTACTTTAAATTCATCAAGCACATCAACAATCCCGCCTAAATCCGCATTGAGAATGTTGTAATCGTCTTCGCTATCAACAGCTACGCCATTTAACAGACTACGCCCACGTTCAACAAGATTGATACGCTCTCGAATAACAGGCTCTAATCCATTATCAATTGCCAACGCAAGCCCTTTCATTTTATGAACCGCTTGCTGTTTGCGTTCAAGAATTAACGAAGCCCACATCAATGATTTTTGATAATCACGAATTTTTGGATAAACCGATCTAACCGCACTACGCCCAATCCAATGTAAGCCATTTTTTAGACGTTCTGGCAATGAATCGCCGCCCATAAATAACAAACGGCTTTCATGGATTTCTACCTGACTATCAAGCGAACCAGCAATCGTACCGATATTTAACCGATAACTGGAATAGCGACCATAATTTGGCTTGGTTGGATCGGAATAGCGATTAGCCGTAGGCGAAATTTGACTTAAATCAAACACTCGCACTTCATCGATACGTGTAATGCGACTTGGCTCTAACGGCTCACTTAATCGCGCACCGTCATCGGTCAATAAAACCATAACCGCACCACCAAAAAACCGCGACCAACGCACCATATCTGCCAATGCAGGCAAAATCTTCAACCGTTCAATCTCATTGCTAATCGCATCATCTTGATCGCCTTGAATTTCAATCGAACGTGAAATCGCCGCATCTGCTGGCATATCGACCACCCGTGCGGCTAAACCACCTAACTCATATAACGTTAAATCAAAAAGTGCGGTTGAATTTGCAGAATTTCTTGCAAAATGATTAATCCCCAAGGCTTCGGCGTAGCCGTCTTGATTAAATGCCATATTAACTTCCTAACCCAATGAAACGCGACAATACATCTTCTTTCGGTGCGAAACACATTACCAACGCATCCGCCTTATTCGGTGACGGAATGCCACGCTTTTTCATATCTTTCTTACTTTCTACTTTTACACGCCCATTACCGTCATAATCCACATAAGGGCGAGCCAATTCTGCTTTTAAATATTCCAAATCCCTTATATCGGAAGAAAGACTAATCATCTCATCAACGGGATATTGCTCTTCATACGTTATCGCCCGATAGGTTTTATAGAAACGATCGCGTAAACGCCACCACGCCTGAGCCTTAATATTGGCGAACATATCGCGATTGGTTTTACCATAAACATATTCTGCATCAGGTTCAAATACCGCGCCCCCAGCATTAAAGCCATTAATACGAATGGATTTATCGTCTAGGCGATGATAGTGTGCTTTTACACCGGCACCCACGCCGATGCTATCGTAAACAATTTCATTTGCGCCAAATTCCAATGCATTAAGCCGAGTTATGTCTGCACTACCAATCACATCTTCCCCGCGCCATTCATCAACACGCAACACCACGGATCCGTGAACAAACGCATTGGCGTTACTATCCACGCCGTCATCTGCAACATCAAAGCCCACAATCTTGCGACCGGCAGGCAAAAAGCCCAATTTCTTATGCGCATCAACTGCACATTCAATCCATACCGGCTTAATGATAACCTTGTCACTATCAGCAACTGGCTCACCTAGCCAAATATGCCGATACAGTTCATAGTCACGCTCTTTGCATTCTTCCATTTCAAGGCGTAACGTTTCAGGGAAATAAGGGTTTTCATCGTAGTTGATTTTGCGAACGAACGAATTTTTAGGCGGCGCAATAACAAACCGCTGATAGGTCGGATCAAGAATATTTTTCGGGTTAAATGTCACCCAAATTTCAGATCGCTCTTTACGAATAGTCGGAATTAAAATATCCCAACTCTCATTAGAGACGTTTTCGGCTTCTTCAATCCATACCAAATCAATCCCCTCAAGCGATTTAATTTTGTTCGGATTGTTCTTTATGCCATAAAACATAAACTCCGAGCCGGTTTTCAAGCAGTAAATCGCATTGCGCTGTACTTCAAACTCTTCTAGATAGCCAAGATCTTCTATCGTATCCGCAATAAGTTTAATCACACTATCGCTCATCGAGTTCTGCAATTCTCGCCCGCAAAACACCCGCACTTTGGTACGAACAGCAATCTCAACCAATAACTGCGCCACGCCCCACGATTTACCACTCCCACGCCCACCATACAAAATCTTATAACGGCAAGACTTAATCATGGGCTTTAGTGGTTTAATCAGGGTCTGTCTCATCGCCAAACAACTCCGCCAGGGTAGGCAATTTTTTCTCTTTCTTCATCTCAATTTCAAGCTGATTGTTCTCTTTCCAACCACCTTGTGTTTTCAGAAAGAATATCATCGCGGTAACGTTCCCCGATTTAATTTTCTTCATTAAAGCATTCGTAACCACCGCAATTCCTTTAGCCTTGCCTTTTTTTATAGCTTCGGCAAATTCTGCATTATCTTTTTTACGATTTTGAAGCGTTCTCTCTGAAATACCTAAGCTATCTGCAATTTGTTGATTAGTAAGCCCCTGAGCGGCAAGACTTTCAACCATTGATAAATCTATCTCAATCTTAGGTTTTGTTTTTTTCTTACTCATAGCTGGACATTCTTACACATTAAAGTACAGTTGCTAATAATCACTAAGGAGATAAATATGATGAAGAAAATTGATGTATTAAAAGATTTGATGGCTAAAAATGAATGGAAAAAAGCAATCTCACTAGCAAGTAAATTTCCTAGATTGGGAAATGCTAAAGATGCAATTAAATCAGCGCAAATGGCTTACACAAACCCTAATTTTGTCCGCCAGATAAAAAAAGACCCCGATAAGTTAATTTATCAGGGCATCCAAGCATTGATTGCCAAATACGGTTAATTGTCTTCATTCGGGATGTACACGTCTACATCTCCACAATATTCAGCAGCAATTTTAGGATTTCCTTTCACAAAGACCAAGACATTCTGATGCACCTTTCCTATCTTGCGGCTACCTTTAAAAGGCGTAGCCGCACGCATAGGCATAGTCCCACATACATTAACTAAAATCATTTCATTATAGTAGCTTAAACCGGCTTCTAAGAAAGCCTGAATAGTATCTCCTACGAAATTATAGTAATTCCCTTTTTTATCCCTAACTTCACCGACAACAAAACAAGCAAAGCGATTATCTTTCAACATATCACAAGATTTTTTGATAATTTCAAAATACGCTTTTTTAAAATTATCATAATCCATATTAGATAAATCATTAGGGTTATTAGAATAAACTTCTAGATCGGCATAAGGGGGGCAACTAAAGACTAAATCGGCGGAGACACCATTAGCTAATTTATCAATATTTATGCTATCGCCACAAATCCATATAGGCTGCAACTCATCATTAGAACAAACCAAGTTTCGTTGCTTCAAATTAGCTTCAATTTGCTCGGCTCTAAGATCAACACCGATATAATTTCTATTTAATTTACTAGCCACAATACCGCGAACACTACCACCTGCAAACGGATCTAAAATTTGACAGCCTTTAGGGCTAAACCAAGAATACAGTATTTCACAAAGCACAGGATCAAATATTGAATCATCGCTTTCAGACATTGAAGTATCTTCTTTCGAGTTATACCTTGCCATACTGTTCATACCGCGCTGCATACCGCTATCGCGACCTGAACCGCTATCAATACCCAAGGCTTTCCATTTTCTTTTTCTATCCTGCCACCAACCTTCTCTAGAATTTAAAATTGAGAAAGGGGGGGCTAAAAACGCCTGTTTAAGATCAAGTTTTTCCTTAGAATTGGAATCACCGCTTATATCAGCCAATAAATCACCATCTAAACTTTTTAAAAAATCATCATCAAAGCCAAGCAAATCAATATCAAAACCGAGATCTTTTAATTCATTTAATTCTAAACTTAATAGCTCAAAATTCCAGCCGGCATTCAACGCCAGTGAGTTATCAGCAATCACGTAGGCTTTTTTCTGAATATCGGATAAGCCCGTTAATCTAATCGTCGGCACAGTATATAAGTTCAGTTTTATTGCGGCTAATAATCTACCGTGACCCGCTATAATTCCATTATTCTCGCCAATCAAAATTGGATTTGTAAAACCGAACTCTTCAATGCTTTCACAAATCTGATCGATTTGTTCATCAGAATGAGTGCGACTATTATTGACATAAGGCTTTAGAACATCCGTAGAAATATATTCAATATTTAAATCTTTATTCATCATTTATCTTTCTAATTTTCCGCCGCACTTTCCCGCGCCTTCACATACTCCCGCACCCCGTCCACCTTATTCGCACATAACCGCAATTCTTGCTTGAGCAATAACGCATATTCCACCGTCTCCCCAAAGGTTGAACCGTGGAATGATGGAATAGGGCAGGGGGCAAGCAAACTCACCGGCGGCGAAAAGGCAAGCGTGCGGTATTCAATTTCTGGCTTACTTGCGCAACTCGTCAGCAACACCGTTAGGCAGTACAGTACGGCTGCACTGATTACTTTCCAGTATTTTCTTAATGGATTGAATTTGCGCATAACTTTGCTCCCTGATTAACTGCTCTTGCGCTAACCGCTTTTCGGCAATCTTTCTTTGCTCGTCCACATCTTCGTGTAATTCATCAATAATCTTATCCCGCTTAATGACTTTTTCATGCAGAGAATCAATAACAGCTGATTGGCGTTCAATATTGAGCTTATTTGTGTGCTGCATATAAAGCAACGCAAGAATAAACACTCCTGCAAATACAGCGACAACTTTATTGAAATGCTTGCAACCATGACTAAACACGTTAAGCCCAAGTTTTTTTATAACAAATAGCCACCACGTCATGGATATACACTCCGTAATAACTCAAAATGCGGTCCATCATAAAAACGCTCATCATTAGAACTCTCATTCATATTCCAATCACCGCCCCAGCGAATAGCAACGCCCAATTGTTTAGCAGCTTGAAACATAGCACTGGCAACATTCTTAAATGGCTCGCGATCATTCCAATTCACTGGTAACGGCACTAAATCCACCGCATGACCAGTTAAATGGCGACTATTCATTGTCTTTGTCGCTTTCTTGGCAAACAATTCTTTTTGTCGCTCTAACGTGCGTTTACCCTCAATAACTTTAAAATCCACCACACTTAATTCAATTGCACGGTGCACCACTTTCACTAAATCCGCGTGAACGCCTACTAGTTTTTCTTCACTAGCAGCAGATAGCTTAAATTTGCTCATCTTTAATCCCCAATTTAGACGCAAAGAACCCCCGCCAAATGGCATTAAGCACCGCGCCACCACCATAACCAGAAAGCCCTGAGCCTACATAAACTAAATCGCTATCAAGACCGGAAGAAAGACAAATCAATCCCCCAATCCACCCCGCAAACATAGACACAAGCACTTGGCATAAAAAAAGCCCCACGCTAAAGTGGAGCTTTCCCGCTTGAATATCGCTTGCGTATTTTGCAACGCCGGCAAATAATCCGATAAAAACCAATGGGAGCCAGCGTAAAAAAGATTCCAAGTTAGTCGGATCTTTAGTCGGCATAATAAAACCTATTTTACAGATACAGAAAAGCCCCAAGCATTTCTGCTCAGGGCTGTAAATATTTTTTGTGCGTTCTCAACGTGCTAAAACCGCACTATAAATAAAATAATACACCTAATAGCTAGCCATTTCAAGGATTTTTTGAAACTTTTTTAGGGGAACTCAAAAAATTTAGGGGAAATTTCCCCTTTTCTTATAAATCCTCTGCAACAATAGAAAATTTTCGCACGCAACGACCCAGTACGTTTAAACGTGACAAATCATCAATTTCAAAGCTCGATCCCACGCGCTCATTCTCCGCCACCGCATTTAATACACCGCTCGGTGTTTGATATAAACGACGCACATACAACTCATTATTCATTACAAACAAATAAATCCCTTCGCCAGCATATTGTTTACAAGTCGTATCCACAAACATCAAATCTTTTTTATTAATTACCGGCGACATACTCTCATTAAACATCGTTATCATCGCCACGTTCGCCGTAGAGCGTAATTTCAATAAATCCATCATCCCATCTTGCGAAAGGTGCAAAGCTTCAAAAGGGCGAGGGAAATGCACATTAATTATATCTGTCTCAGCTAAACGATTTACATCTAAGGCAAAAACCCATTCTTCCGTTGGCTTCGTTTTTAATGAAATCTGCTGCTTATGCAACATCTCGCGTAATTCATCACTTCCACTGTCAAAAAAATTATTGACGGTCTGCCCCTGATTGTTATTGATCTGAGAATTTTCCAAAGTGGAATGACTAACGGTCATATCGCCATACAACAAATAATCCGGCGTTGTACCGAGCTCTTTTGCTATTTCAACAATTTTGCGTGGATTTCTGGTTTCTCCGGCAAGGATTTTCTGCATAGAGGGTTGAGCAATGCCGATCATATTAGCAAATTCGGTTTGGTTTATTCCTTTTTCTACCAGCAACGCTTTTAATCTCTCTGATAATTTTGTCATTTTTGTACTCCCATATTTTAACCAGTTTGGATCTACACCTAACGCATTGGCAATCTCAAGAATATTTCTTGGTTTTTGAGTTTCACCTTTCACGATATTACTGATCGCACCTTGGGTAGTTCCCACCATTTCCGCCAATTCTGCTTGTGTAACATTCCTTTCAATCAGCAAAAATTTCAATCGCTCGCCCAATGTTGTCATATTTACTCCCTTTCCCTTTCTATTTTATTTTATAGATATTTCTATAGATAAAAAAATAGATTTACCTATTTATAAATAGTTTATTTTCCTTTAGAATAGTAAAAACTTTATTTACTTAATAGGAAAGACTATTTTGATCAATAAAACAATTAAAATTGCGATTGATGAATGTGGTGGTCAAGCCAAATTAGCAAAGCTGTGCAGTGTCGCACAGCCTACGGTTTTTGCTTGGCTTCACCGTGGTGGTATTAGTGGCAAATACATCCCGCTTATCGCCAAAGCATCCAATGGAAAAGTCACCGAAACCGACATCTTGCGCTCACTCACAAAGTCACAATAGCGCAACGAATAGTAAAAATCTTCAAGAAAAAGGAAAGGTTTTAATGAACAGTAAAGACATTCAGCGCACGTTACATCGCGATTGTAAAAACGCATCTGGCGGTATCACTACGCTGGCACTCACGCTAGGCAAATCGCCGAATATTTTAGGCAATAAACTTAACGTAGAATGCGAAAACAATCATCTCAGCTTTATCGAAGCCCTCGATCTCATCGAAATCACCAATAGCACGCGCACCGTCGCCGCCATTGCCGACAAAATCGATCATCTTATCGTACCTATGCCCAAATGCGCCAGTTGCTGCGCCGATGTCGTGCAAGGCTTTTTAGACATTACCACCAATGCAGGGAAAATTGGCGAACAAATCAAAAGCGCAGTCCATCCTAATTCAGATTTAGGGCGCGAGTTATCCAACAAAGAAAAACAAACGATTTCCGCCAGCATTGACGCGCTCATTGAAAGCGCATTGTGCTTAAAGTGGGAATTAGAGCAATAAAAAAACCACGGCGGGAACCGTGGCTAATCATTAAGGAATGTATTTATGGAGAATACTAATCCAAACGAAAAAATAAGTCAATCGCAATGTGACCGTATTTTGCGTTATTTGCAATCAGGTAAGCGACTGACATCACTCGAAGCTTTAGACAAATTCGGTTGCTTGCGTCTTTCGGCGCGAATTTTAGATTTAAAAAACCGCTGGCATCAGATTTCGGACGAGTTCGTCCACGATGCACGCACAGGCAAAGTATATAAAGCGTATTTTATGGCGGTATGAGATGAGTGTTGAGTTAATGACTAAAGCATTTAAAAGCAAAACCGGCAATCCTTTAACAAAATTAGTGCTGGTAAAATTAGCCGATAATGCGAATGATGATGGCGTTTGTTATCCAAGTTATAAACGTATTGCAATCCAATGTGAAGTTTCGCGCCCTACGGCAATTTCGCACGTTAAGAAATTGGAAGCGATGAAATATTTATCCATTCGTGAACGTAAAACCGAAAACGGCAACGCCACTAATGTGTATATCTTGCATCCCGAAAACTGGGAAATATTAGAGCCTTTTACTAGTAAAGCAGCTTTACCACCCCTAGTAAACGAGCTTAACCACCCTAGTAAAGCAGCTTTACCACCCCTAGTAAACGAGCTTAACCCTGAACCATCAATAGAACCATCAGATAACCATCATATTAAAAAAACTACGCAAAAAAGCGAATCCGAAATGTTGCTTGAGCAGTTCGGTATTACCGGACAACTGGCGAAAGATTTTATCGCACACCGCAAAGCCAAAAAGGGCGTAATTAACCAAACGCAACTCAACCGCCTGCAAAAACAAGCGAACAAGGCGGGGATTTCGATTTGTGAAGCGGTGGAGATTTGCATTGAACGCAACTGGCAGGGATTTAACGCATCATGGGATTGGCGTGATGAAAAACTGCGACCAAATTTACCGCACTTAGGGCAATCACACCCCAACAAACCCAAATTTGACGATACGCAGACAGGCTGGTCTGCAGGAATGAATTTCACAGTGGACGGTACGCAATGGCAAATTCCATAACACAAAACCAAATTAACACGCTCCCACCAGAACGAGCACAGCGTGCGGAAGAGACGATTAACTGGCTCTTTAACGAGCTTAAATCAATTTTTCCTGGTTGGCGTGCAGCCTTTGAAACCGAAGCGGATTATCTCTCTGCTAAAAAAACTTGGTTGCGTGTGTTGGTACGAGAAAAAATTACGAGACCTCAGTTGGAGAACGGGATTTGTGAAGCGGAAAAATCGCTTGATAAATTTTTACCTAGCGTAGGGTTGTTCGTTTATTGGTGCAAAGCCTACGACTATCACGCACTAGGTTTACCGAACGAAGCGGAATTATACCAACGTTATAACACTTTCTTAGGCTATGCCCGATTCAATCGGGATGAATTTCAATATCGTTCAAAAGTGGAATTTTGGTTGCTTAAAAATCTGTACGAAAAGTGCAAGAAAAAATCGGAAGAGGACACGTTGAAAGCTATTCCGAAATTACTCACAGAAGCGGCGGAAAAAGTGCGGTCGAATTTTCCTTTTGAGGATATTCCGAAGATGATTCCAGCAAAGCCAAGTTTTTACGATAAAGCGAAGGCTGATAAGGCGCGCGATAGCTTGATGGCAATGATGAAAGGGGCATTGCAATGACAGAACAACAATTTGATAAAAATACATGGCAAACACCGTGCTATGTATTTGAATGGCTATCTCAACGTTTCGGCTGGTTCGATCTTGATGGTTGCGCTACAGCCAACAACGCCTTGACATGTCACTATATCGGCGAGCCTAACTCAGATAATGATGAGCATCAATCAATCGCAGATGACTTTCTAATGCCGATTGAGCAAATGTTAGATGTATTGTTGGATGAAGTCGCAGAACGTTGTTCGGCTCCGTTAAGAATCTATGTGAATCCACCTTATTCCAACGTTACACCATATCTACAACGTGCGAAAGAATTATGTGATGCTGGTTATTTAGTCGTGATGTTACTCAACAATGATAAATCTACTCAATGGTATCAAAACCATATTCAAGGCGTGGCAAATGAAGTGATTGATATTACAGGTGGTCGAATTGCATTTATCAACCCTGTAACAGGAAAAGAAATCAAGGGGAATAGCAAAGGGCAAATGGTCGTAGTCTTTGATCCAACAATGGAAGACTTTGTCACACGTTCAATTAGCCTTGATTTTATTAAAAAGGTTAGTGGGTATATCCGCATGGAGAAATAGGTTAATGGCTTGTAGTGTTGATGATATTAAAAAAGCACACGGGAAACGAACTGAAGGGCGGTTAAAAATTCAGATGATTAAGTTACAAGGCGGTGTGCTTGCGCCACTTGATGAACTGGAATCAGAAGAATTGAAATCATTAAAAAATGGCGAGCAGTATGAAATTGAAATCATCCGTACACGCAATCCCGCTTTCCATCGTAAGGTGTTCGCCTTTTTTAAATTCTGTTTTAACCATTGGGCTGCAGATAAAACAGAATGGGAACACTTTGATGAGCGCAAGCAATTTGACACCTTTCGTAAACATCTAACGGTATTGGCGGGATTTTACGAATCTACATACAACATTAAAGGGGATTTGCGGATTGAGGCGCAATCCTTGAGTTATGGGAATATGGAGCAAGCAGAGTTTGAAAGCTGTTACAAAGCGTTAATTAGTGCAGCAATCAAGCATATTTTTAACGATACAACCGATGAAAATACGTTAAATCAGTTGTATGCGTTTTTTGGGTAATTATTGCCGTAGCTCTTTTTGTGAGGCAATCGCTAAAAAGTGGCTGCGGTCTTTGTAGATTGGATTGCTTGCAACACGGCTATCAATACGTTTGATAAGGTATTCAGGCAAGCTGATATTAATACGGTGGCGTTTGCCTTGATATGCGGAAATATCTACATCAAGCAACAACCAAGTATCGCAATAGTTGAAATCTTCTTGCGTTTGGTAGTGACGATAGCCTTTATCTTGAAGTTCGTTGATGTCTATTCCGTCTTCAAACATCATTTCTAAGATGGAATGAATGGCATCAGTCACCTGCGTTGGGATTTCCTCAAGGGTATCAGCGGCACTAAAGCAGGAATATTCTTCAGTAAATAATGCTGGCACCGTAATGCCGTAGGCTTCATTTTCGTTTGTTGGGGTTTCAATGCCGATAGTGAATAACATAGTCGCTCCTTGTGGGTTAGCTCGGCAGAGCTATAGAAGCCCTGCCGATTTTTTGATGGATCTTAATGTGCCGATGGGTACGTGTTGTTTTGGATGCGGTACGGGGAACGTCTTCCCTGTGATGGGCGATTGCCAGATTTGATGATCGCCTTTACCGTGCCTGACAAAAGTACAACCTGCACTTTTAAGTTCCTTGATTAAGTCGCTGGATCGCATGCTTCCTCCTTGTCGTCTTAATCACGATAAATTATACACAAGCATACACACAAGTAAAGGATGAAAATGAAATTAAATGATGACGAGATTTTAGAGTTAAAAATCGTACTTTTTATTGTGGCAGTTTGGGGAATGTTTAATATGGTGGTTAGCTAATGGCGAAAGAATATAAATGCAAAATGTGCGGAAACTACTTTATAAAAATCGTTTCTAGCTTGCAAAAGGTCTGTTCGCCGGAATGTGCCATTAAACTTTCGCGCGAACAGACCCGCAAGGCACGCGAGAAAAAAGACAAACAGGCGCGAATCGAAAACCGCAAAAAAATGACCGCACTTAAAGAGAAAAACAAAACCAAGCACGAATTGACCAAGGAAGCGCAAGTGGCAGTAAATAAATATATCCGCCTGCGCGATGTGGGCAAGGAATGTATCTCCTGCGGCACGCCCTTAGTGGCAGAACAGCTAGGAGGAGGGTTTGATGCTGGGCATTACCGCTCACGTGGAGCTGCGCCACACTTGCGCTTTTATACTCTCAATATCCACGGTCAATGTAAAAAATGCAACCGCTACTACGGCGGCAATGTACAGCAATATCGCCTAGGCTTGCTTGATAGACTAGGTAGCGAAAAAGTCGAACAAATTGAAGCTGACAACCGCCCACGGCATTATTTCCCCGATGACTTACGGCGCATCAAACAGATTTTTAACAAAAAATGCCGATTAATAGAAAAAAGAAAGGGATAATATGCAGACCAAACACATCTTAGATATTAAATTAACTGCTCGCCGCTATGGCAAATGGGCGCGTGAAGGCGAGGGAATTAACTATCCCTCAATTCAGCCCTTTTTACGCAAAGCAACGCCCGATCACGGTATCCCGATGTTAGATGATGAAACCGCAATGCGCATTCACGACGCAACACTTATTATGCGCAACGTCACACCAGAGTTATATCAAGTGTTTATGCTACGGTATGTTAGCAATTTATCGCAAGGTGACGTAGGGCGGGAAATGAGAGTGAGTGTACCAACGATAAAATCTTATCTTTACGCCGCGCATCAATCTCTAAAACTACTTCTAACGCAAAATAAGTGTATTTTTCTCGCTTAAACTTTCATCAAACGTCTGCTTCGGTAGGCGTTTGGTTTCTAAAATGTGATCTATATCACTGAATGATCCCCACCTATTGTGTAATATGCCAAAAATCTCTCGCTAACATCAAGGAAACTAAAATGAAAAAAGCTGTGCTATCCTCGCTAATCTTAGTTGCATTACCCTTTTCAACGCTTGCCGAAGATAAAATCTACAATCCAAGTCCACAAGAAATTGAATTAATGAAATTAGTGATCAAGGAAGAAATAGATGTCTACTTTCAAGGTGGGAAAACTGCTTATAAATATGGTGATTACGTATTTACCACCATATCTGAATTAGAAAAGGAATATGATAAAAATGAAGCTCGAGCCAACAAAAAATTCAAAGGCAAAAATTTGATAGTTTCAGGCACGATAGGTAGCATTGAGACGGATTTATTCGATCACCCGTATATTGTATTTAAATCAAAAAATGAATTTAACTTCAACGCGACACAAGCAAAATTTAAAAAATCTGCTTACGATAAAGTGATCGATTTAAATAAAAGCGATAAAGTAAATTTAGTTTGTGAAGGTGCCGGAGAAGTGGCGGGAACACCAATGCTAGACAATTGCCAATTCCGCGCCGATGTCATCAAATCCATTACAGATCAATATCTCGCAGATTATAATAACCTTTTAACAAAAGGCGTAGATACATCAAAAGTATTTTTAAATAAGATCGTATATATCGTCGCACGACGAGCGTATATAACCAATGGATTTAGCAAATGCAGTAAAAAAATTACATCTGATTGCCTTGATAAGGGCGTAGATAAGAAAAAAGAAAAAGCAATTGAAGATGCGGCTGAGAATAATGATTTTATCCCTGAACTTAAACCATTAGCCGAATATTTAGATTTCCACTACACCCCAAAAGATCAGCGAAATAATCAATAAGGAATGTATTATGACTGATGCCATTTTAAAAGATAAAATCCTATCTCACGCCCAACACGTATTACGTGCTGGGCCACATTGCACAACCGAAGAAACTACCAAGCAAGCATTAATTCTTCCATTCTTGGATATATTAGGCTTTACATCATACGATCCAACTAAAGTAAAAGCGGAATATACTGCAGATTTTGTCGGCGCAAAAAATGGTGAACGAGTGGATTACGCGCTATTTTGTCATAACGTGCCGGTAATGTTTATTGAAGCAAAATCCTACAATGAAGACTTAAGCAATCATGCACCACAGCTCGCGCGTTATTTTAATGCAACCCCTGAAGTAGCCGTTGCAGCAATTACCAATGGCAAAGAATGGCGATTTTTCACTGACTTGAAAGATAAAAATATAATGGATAGTACACCATTTTTACGCATAAACTTTAGCAGTCTTGATGAAACTAAAATCCCACAACTAGCGCAATTCTGCCACGATAAGTTTCAACCAGAAGCACTCCGCACATTAGCGGAAGAAAGTGTTTATCTTTCCGCTTTCACTAAGGTTATTTCATCGTCTCTAAAAGATGTAGATAGCGATTTTGTTCGATATATTGCCGGTCGTTCCAATATTGGACGCCAGCTTAACCAGCGTTTTATTGAATCCATTACCCCAATCGTGAAGCAGGCAGTTGAGAAAGCTGTGAGCGAAATGGTTGTATCAGGCTTATCCAAGCAGCCGGTAATGGAGCAGTTGGAAGAGCCAGCATCGGAGATGATTGATGAAACCGCGCCTGTCGTCGATCCTAACAATAGTAAAATCGTGACAACCTATACTGAGCGATTATTATCTGAATATGTTTCATTAATTCTAGGCGAAGAAGTTGAACTGATCGCCAAAGACACTGAAAGCTATTTCAGCATTTTGTATCAAGGAAAAACGAACCGCTGGATCTTACGTTATTACGATAACAAGCAACGCCCATCGATTGTAATTCCTATAGAGCTAAATGACGAGAACAGAAAGGAGATCGTGCGCGCTGGTTTGGAAATCTCAGGCAGCCAAATTATTATAGATTGCCCTGAAAACATCTTAAGATTGAGCGGTATCATTCGTG